TGACCGGTGCCTTGTAATCCAGGGATTCAAAGACAGCCCAGACAACAAAATGATCGCCGGTCTGGTCCTGGTCCGGGTCGTAATTGAAGAGCTCGAGCAGAAAACAGTTCTGCGTGGTATCGATGGAATCCTCGAGCTCCGGAAAGAACGCATCGCATCCGATATAATAGGCCTGTGCATTTCCTTTACCGCCTGCCTGGCCCGGGAGATAGTCCTTCCACTCCTGACCCATACGCAGGATCTCCGATAAATCTAACGAGAGATCCAGAGACCATTCATAGAGATAGCCGACCTTTTCAAGGCCGGACCGGACAATATAGCCATTGTTGCCGGTAACGGTCACGACCGTGACATTGCCGTCAAAGGTAGCCTTGCCCTGGGAAAAATCGGTAATCAGGACGTTTTTTGACCCGGTATCGCTAAACGTGGGCGGGCTGTTCGGGTTGATGATCCGCCGGGTTGTCTCGGTGATCTGTGCATCGGCACCTGATTCGGTGCATGCCTCGTCCCTGAGGTTGCCGATGGTCCACTGATCATCGGCCGTGTGGCCGGTGGTGGCCCCGAATGTGATGGTCTGGCCGTCGCTCAAGGTCTGGGCCGCACCGGTGATAGAGACATTTTCCGTCCATCCGCCGCCGTCTTTTCGCCATTTGAATTTGTCGGGCGTGCCCTCGGTCTGGATCACCACCTCAAAATATGCGGATGCGCCGCCTGAGTAGCCGGTGCCCCAGGTGACATCATTGAGGCCGTTGCCCTTAAAATTGTTTGGTCGCAGGCGAAAGATTGCCGCCACCTTCCCATGCGTCGGGACTGTTGGGCTTGACATGATTCACTCCATTCATGTCCGTTGTTAGTTGCTTGTTGTCCGTTGCAACGGACAATGGACCACGGACAACTGATAATTCTTACTGTGAATCTGACAGGCTCGGTGCGCCGGATCCCACAAAGGTGAAGGAAATGTCAACGTGTCCGCCCACCGGTGCCGAAACATTTATGTTATTGATATAAATATCGCCGTTCCAGCCTTCGGTTGAGCCGTCGATCAGAAATTTCATATCCGTGAGCTTGGTGCCCGGGCTTGCCGTGCCCAGATTGTCATGCAGGGCCTTTTGCTCGGTGTTGCCGAGCACGCAGTGCCCCTTGAAATCACCGGCCCAGGATGCCTGGCCTGGGGTGTTATCTTTCCAGTTCTGACCCTGGCGTTCCTGTGGTGCCATATCGATAGCAAAATTGAGATTCCATCCACCGATATAATCAACGGCAACGTCGTTTTTCTCCAGGCGTGCGACCTTGCCATGCGTGGGTGTGGTTGTATAGGACATTGTACACCTCCAATTTTAAATAAATGTTTTCTGTGGTTATGTTTTACGTTTTCCTGTCTTGACTGTTCCGCTTTTAGCGGAATACTCAAAGATTACTGTTCCTTCCAGGTCCAGGATCTGAGTGATCGCCTCCGGACAATCCATGCACCCGGGCTGGACATCATTTTTTTTGAGATTCCGCAGGCAGCCCTTCTTTTTGGTGCACGATATTTGTACGATTCCTTTATATGGGATCATGATTTAGCTCCTAACTATATGTTCCATGCCGCACATAGCGCACGGTCAGGGTTTTCATCTGAATCGCAGTTTCCTCGTTGGCCAGAAGCTCGCTTTCTGTTTCAGAGATCAGCCATACCTCATCGGCCTGGCCGGATAATGTGTTGTCTCTAAGCGAATCTTTTACGTCGGCAATGATATCCAGCACACCTTTTTTGCCGGTGGCCGTATCTCCCATGATTGCGGCCTCGGGTTTCTGGAGCTGTACATAGGCGACTATCTTCACCGCCAGCTCGCCCGCTTCATTCGCTCCCTGTGTGTCTACGCTGTAATCAATGGCGCCGTCCTTGAGTGCCACCGCCGGGAATTTCACCGCCTCCGGGATCAGGCGCTCGTCTTCGGTCACGTAGATATCGCTGCTGCGAACGTACGTTAAATCCGCATATAATTGGGATTTAATGGCAGTTAAAAGACTCTTCATTTCGTCATATAGTCCTCAAATATTCGCCGAAATATTCTCCAGTCCGCATCCTGAATGACCAGGAAGGGCCGGGCTGGCATATCAAAGCCTGGAATCGTGACCTTCTTTGCAAACCGCACATTTCCGTTCCTGTCGATCCAGCGCAGGGCCTTTGCACGCTTTGGAAAAATGGTCCGTCCCGGAATCCTGCCGCCGAGTTGATGCATGGCAGCATATTTCACATTGGTGCCCACGGTGAGCGTTTTGCCTGCCGCCTTCATGGTGATCGAGCGCATAAGCCGGGCCGTATCGATCAGGGTCTTTCCTCCGGTAAACTGTGCACGCTTACTGGGCTTCCACCGCACAGGGCGACCGCCCGTCTTGAAGGTTTTGCTAATCGAGCGCAGCAGCACCAGCCCGCACTCCTTGAGCGGCTTGCCTGGCCTTGTGAGCCGTGTGGAGAGATTCTTGAGCGTGGCCTTCATCTCTGCATCATGGATCGTGGTTTTGATGGTGATCATTTCAATCCTCGAACGATCCGCCAGGCGAACCAGAGCCTCTTTCTGAAGGGTAGTTTCCCGATCGCCCGTATCATCGCCATATAGCGTTTATTGGCGACCTTCCTGATTTTTTTTGCCACACGCCCATTCATGCAATCAAAACCCTTTCATTTTATCCCTGGTAAATATCCGGTCTGATTGATCAATATCCGGCGTGTTGGACTCGGCAGGGCTTCCGTCCGGGTCATCCTCTCCCAGGGTAGCCAGACCTTTGGCCACGTCTTTCAAGAAACGTATCGCATTCTCGTACCGCGTTTTTCGATCCTCGGGCGCGCCTTTCCGCCGTGAGTAGAGATTGTAGATGGCAATATCTACAGACAATTTTCGGACCCTGGGTGGCACGGTGGTAAAAGGGATCGTATACCGCTTACCGCAGTAGGAATCGATTTCCGAGTCGGCATCCGCAATGGCCCGGGTGACCGCATCGTCATCGACCACGCCGGCATCGGCATCATCGGTGAGCTGGATGAGGATATCCTCATCCAGCTGCTCCAGAATGTCGCTCTTTTCGCTATAGGCCATAAGAAAGCTCCGCTTTGGTCCGTTGTTCGTAGTCCGTTGTCAGTTGCCGTGATTATTCCGGTTTTAGTAATTCAAACAACTCCACCTTCCGTGCCTTGTCGTCGTATTCAATGCTCCGGGTATCGAGTTCGGCCTTAATCTGCGCAACGGTCATAGTGTCGATAGTAATGCTTTTTTCAAGCGCTGGCTCCGGTTCAGGCGCTGGCTCCGGTTCAGGCTCTGGCTCCGTCTCCGGTTCCGGCTCCGGCTCCGGTTCCGGTTCTATCTCATCGGGAATCAATTCCACAATCAGCATGGATTCGGTCTCCAGGGTTGCGAGTTCTTTTTTTGAAAATCGATCATCGGGATAATCAACCGGCTCCTTTGGATGTGACATACCGCACCGGCGAAAGTTATGCCTTTTGCTCCGTATTCGGATCATGATAAACCTCCGTTCTGAGTTCTGGGTTCAATCCCGATCAATCGGGACTGAACCTATGAACCTTTATTTATTATCAACCAGCGCCCGTGCTGCCGTAACTCATCTGCCAGAGACCATATCCTCCGGCTGCCCGTGCCTCAGCGCCAAAGCGGAACTTTTTCCGCATAAACACGTTATCGCTCTCCTCAGAGGTCTGCTGCACAAAAACAGGCTTTTTCCGCTCTTGATATACGTATGGCTTTAGCGGCCGATTCGTTACATGAAGCATCCACTGGGTTGTGCTGGTAAGTCGTGGATTGACAAGCAGTTTTGCCGTGCCCTTATATGGGTTCGGGCTCTCGTCGGTGAGCTTATCGCTCTCGAGCAATAAGCGTCCCGTGGCCTCCAATGCAGGCCCGACTTCGAGCAGATCCGGGATCAGGCCAAGAGGCCTGCCCTCGTCATCCGTAAAGCTCATGATCGCCAACCGGGCAGCGCCGTAACTCGCGGCTGCCGCTGCGGTAGTGGCCGC